ACGATGAAGCTCATAGGTTAAACGGTACGAAGCGAGAAATAAAACACGACACAACCGACAAAGAGATAAACATAAAAATCCATAGATAGTGGATGTCAATGTCAATGTAGTTTTTGAACACTTACTCGATAGCAAATCTAAAATAGTAATTGAACAGGGAGGTACGAGAAGCGGAAAAACCGTAAATATTCTTTTATACATCATCTTCCATTATTGCCAAGTTAATAAAGGCAAGACTATAACCATTTGCCGTAAGACATTCCCAGCTTTAAGAGCTTCGGTAATGAGAGACTTTTTTGACATACTTAAACAGCACGATAAGTATGAAGAAGAACTACATAACAAATCTAATTCAGAATATCAACTAGATGGCAATCTAATTGAATTTATAAGTGTTGACGAAAGCCAAAAAATCAGAGGGCGCAAAAGAAACTTACTATTTATCAATGAGGCAAACGAGTTAGCTTTCGAGGACTGGCAGCAGCTGGTATTTAGAACAGAGGACAAAATAATATTAGACTACAATCCATCCGATGAATACCATTGGATTTATGACAAAGTAAAAGACCGAGACGATGCTGATTTTTATATTACTACTTATTTGGATAATCCTTTCCTTGAACCAAGCATTAAAGCGGAAATAGAACGCCTTAAAGACACTGACGAACAGTATTGGCAGATATACGGTTTAGGACAAAAAGGGATTAGCAAGGCAACGATATTTAATTATGCGGAGATAAACGAAATTCCAGAAGATGCCGAGTTTGTCAGTCACGGCGCAGATGCGGGATATTCCAACGATCCGACTACACTTGTAAGCGTTTACAAAAAAGATTACAACCTCTATATCAAAGAGCATTTGTATCAAACACAAATGACCGCCGTTGACATTCACAACAAGTGGAAGCAGATTGGCATAACAAGAGAGCCGATATATTTCGATAGTGCTGAGCCTAGATTGATTGAGGAACTTAGGCGTATGGGCTGGAATGTGCGACCTAGTATAAAAGGACCTGATTCAATTAATGCTGGTATTGACTTATTGAAAAGATTTAAGATATATATTCACAAAGACAGTCATAATGCCATCCAAGAATTTAGGAACTACAAATGGCAAGAGGACAAAAGCGGTAAGCTAATGAATAAGCCAGTAGATAAAAACAACCACCTAATCGATGCCACACGATACGCTACTTACTCGGTATTGAGTAAACCAAACTTTGGTAGGTACGCCATTCAATAGCTAAAGATATTACGCTCTTAAATAATTAAGTTTTGCGTTATATTGATATGAAAGTAAAAATACAAGTTCCGACTAGTTTAAAAGACATTCCTTTACATAAATATCAGAAGTATTTAAAGATTGTCGACATAAACAAAGAAGATGAAAACAGCGAGATCTTCTTGCAGCAAAAGATGCTAGAGATATTCTGCGGATTACCTTTTGATCAAGCTATAAATTATCGAATGAGGGATATTGATCAAGCGACAAGCGTAATCTTAAACGCCCTAAACGAACAACCTGATCTAGTAAATTCTTTTACAATAGGCGATACTAAATTTGGATTCATACCGAGTCTAGAAGATATTTCTTTTGGTGAGTATATTGACATTGATAGTTATATGGGAGATTGGGATAATATGCATAAACTAATGGCGGTTTTATACAGACCTATTGTATCGCAAGTTAAAGACAAATATCTAATAGAGGAATATAAAGGAGACAACTATCACGATGCTATGTTACACACTCCAATGAATGCGGTAATAAGCTCTTTGGTTTTTTTTTATCGTTTAGAGAAAGAACTTGTAAAATCTTTGATGGATTATTTGGAGAAGGTGGGGGAAGTAACCTCTCAGCAATTGCAAACTTTAACGCCAGATATGGATGGTATCAATCAGTCTATTCGCTTAGTGGAGGCGACATTACCAAATTTGAAGAAGTCACAAGACTAAACATATATCAATGTCTTTATGCTTTACAATATCAAAAAGAAAAAAACGAGCTAGAGGCGCAGCAAATAAAAAGAAACTTTAAGAAATGAGAGGAGCAAGAGCATTTTATGATGTGACAGAAAAAGTAAAGGATTTATTCCTAGAAGATGTAGACATCAATACGGTAACCTTTGGAGACATAACTCAAGTTGATTTAAGTAAGCAAACCATTTTCCCGCTTGCTCATATGATTGTTAATTCAGTAGTTCAACAAGGTCAAGTTTATCAATTCAACATATCGGTTATATGTATGGACATTGTAGATGTAAACAAAGAAAATGTTACAGACTTGTTTTATGGTAACGACAATTTACACGACATTCTAAACACTCAGTTAGCTGTAATCAATAGAGTGACTGAAAAACTCAGAAAAGGGAATGTACATCAAGACGCATATCACTTAGAGGGAAATGTATCTTGTGATCCGTTTTACGATAGGTTCGAAAATCAATTGGCTGGCTTTAGTGCTAGCTTTACTATTATAGTTCCAAACGACATTGACATATGCTAAGAGAAAATCTTGAAAGAGTTTTACAAATATTTAGAGACAAGGTTGTAAAAGATGCAAAGTCAAACCTGGTAAAAGAAGGGAAAAGCAATACTGGTTCTTTGTATAACAGTATCAAGGGTAACGAAATAAAACTAACTCCTAATAGTTTACAAATGACTATTAGTATGAATAGCTATGGCGCATTTGTAGATCAGGGAGTTCAAGGTTTAAAGCATAACAATAAGGCTCCTGAAAGTCCATTTTCTTTTGGGACTGGAACTGGAGAAAAAGGAGGTTTAACAAAAGGAATTAATGAATGGGTAGCTAGTAAGCGTTTTCAGTTTAGAGATGTTAAAGGTCGATTTATGACATACGAACAAACAGCTAGAACAATTATAAGAAGCGTTTATTTAAAGGGAATAAAACCTACCTACTTTATGACTGAAGCGTTTGAAAACAATGTCAATGATTTACCTAGACAGCTGACAGAAGCATTTGCCTTAGATGCGGAAAACTTAATGAAATTAACAATAAAAGAAAACTTTAGAACAAATGGCTAATGTACTAGTAAGAAGCCCGTATTATATAACGGCAAACGTCAGCAGTGCGCAATATTATATTCTAACCATAACAATAGGAGGTCAAGTAGTATATACAATAAAAAAGACTTTAAGTAATGCTCAAATAGGCACACCTGTTATTTACGAAATTTCTGAATTGATTAGAGACTACCTTGAGCCTAACTATTCTCAAAATCCTTTTATGTATCAGTCTCACAGTGTATTATTTTACACAAGTATTCAGGCTTATAACTCTAGTGGGAATCCAATATCTTCACCTATATTAGGTGGCGGCTTCGGAATTGATGGGTATGGATATTATGAAGATGGTGGAAACCCTACTACTACAAGGGGTTATATGCAAAGCAATGACGTTATTTATCGTTTAGGTGATTCAGATATAAGAATACCAATAGATAGAAATAACACGACAAGTATCGCATATCTATATAAGGGCGAAATTGTAGAGTCTGAAATAATTACTCCAAACTCTAGTTTTGTTTTTAAGTACATAGTAAATGCAAAGGTAAACGCATACGATAGCTTTAAAGACAGGGTAATGTCAGAGGGAGGGGTTTATGAGGACAATGTTTGTATATCTGAATTTTTAGACGAAAATGAAACTTTCCCTGTTGACGAAATACACATAGGTACTACCGATGGTTTAAAGGTTGTTAAAGTCATAACAATAGACGAATGTAGATACACACCTGTCAAGGTTAGTTTTATAAATAAATGGGGTGCGTTGCAAGACCTTTGGTTTTTCAAAAAGTCTATACAAACTTTAAACGCTTCTAGAGAGCAGTTTAATAGAGCAGTGATAAATAACTACGGGTTTTCTGTTGACAATATTTACGACACTTTACTACACTCTAAAAAAAGCTATAACGTAAAATCTACCAAAAAGATAACTGTCAATACAGGGTATGTAAGTGAGCAGTACAATGCTCCTATGCAAGAGCTTTTGCAATCCGAACAAGTTTGGATGGAGATTGATAGCGTTATTACACCTATGACAGTAGACGCTAATAGCCTTACATTCAAGACAA